CGTGGTTGAAAGCCGGAGCCGCTACGATCAGCGGCCCCGGCGTGTGGTTATCGCGCCTAGCCTATGCGGTAGGCGACAAAGGTATTGGCCGCTCCGCGAACAAATCGGAACGTCCCGGAGGGGGTTACGTCGGCCCCGTCGTCGTCAATTTCCTCGCAACCTACAAACGTGCAACCAGCCGCGGCCGTCATCGTGATGATGTCCCCAGCACCGCCGAGGTTGACAACTGTCAGGTCGAAAGAATCGCCGGTAGCCAATGTGCCACCAAGCGCAGCTTCGATTTGCGTGCCCGTGCGAACGGTATACGCAGCAGCAGCCGTTGGCGTACCGACCAAGATGCCGGACAGCATCTGAGCGTCCGACAACGAAGCGGTATCGGCTGCCGTTTCGGGGGTGCCTTGATAGCCGAGCACTTTGGCCCGAAGGTGGATATTGCCAGCAATGCCAGATCCAGACGCCCCCGTAGTCACGACAACAGCACCGCCATTGCCCGACCCAGCAGCAGCACCGCCGGCAATTCCGACACCGCCGCCGGCACCGGTACCCTTACCGGCACCGCCCGTCATGGTAACGGCGCCGCCAGCGCCATCGGTTGTGTTGGCGTTGGCACCGCCGGCAATGGCAACGGCTCCACCCGTGCCAGTTGCGCCGGCAGCGGACGCGCCTCCGGTAATGGCAATGGCACCGCCGTTGCCCGTTGCGCCGCCGACACCACCGACTAGACTCGCAGCGCCTCCGGCTCCCGTACCCTTGCCGAGACCGCCGGTTGCGGATACGGCCCCTCCGGCTCCGTTCGTGCTCGCGGCGGCCCCGCCAGCTACGGCAATAGCGCCGCCGGCCCCAGTTGCTCCAGAGCCGGACACACCGCCAGTGACGCCAACCGCACCACCGTCGCCAGTCCCCTTGCCGAGACCACCAGCCACGGCCGCCGTTCCACCGGCCGCATTACCAGCCGCCGAGCCGGCCGCACCGCCGGTGAGGCTTGCAGCCCCTCCCGTGCCGCTCGTAGCACCACTCACGCCGCCGGTGACACTTGCCGCGCCGCCGGCCCCTGTGGCACCGCCGACACCGCCGGCGAGGCTTACGGCCCCACCTGCGAGGCCAGTTGTGGCACTGGTTCCGCCGGCAAGGGCGATAGCCCCACCCTGGGCGGCATCAATTCCGTTCATGTTCAGCGAGGCATCCTCAGCCTCGATGTCCGAAGCCGTCACGGCCCCGCCTACCGTTGCCGTGCGTTTCGCCCCGCTCAACGCCACCTTGACGTAGCTGTCAGTTGCGGCGGTTGTTTCGACGGCCACGCCCATGATGTAGACGCTGGACGTTGCAGCCGTTGCGGCCCCCGTGCTCACCGTGCCGGTTACGGGAGTTCCAGTTGCGTCCCAGTAGACCGCATCGCCGGCCGTGATGATCTCGGCCATTTGCGGAACTCGGCAAAGGCCGGTAATCGCAAGACTGCCTTTCACGCCGTCGGCGATTGCAGCCGGCGCGATACAGGGAATGGTTCCCAATAGTACGACTTGCCCCGCGTCAACTGCCGCCCCGGAGGGCGTGTAGTCGATGTATTGACCGTCCTGGTAATAGAGTGCTGGTGTCTGAGCCATTTTGATTTTCTCCTATCTGAGAGATTTGCGTTTTGTTCCGGCCTCCGCCGGCGAAGTCAGGATCGGTTATGCACCGACGGAATGAACGCTCGCACGATATTCGGTCATCGAAACGCCGAAGTCGTGATAGCCGCGAGACTGAATGCCGAGCGTATTGAAATCGGCGTCGGTCGACTCGATGGTCGGAGCTTGCACGCCGTTCAAAAAGGCCATGACCGCCGAGGCAAGCATCGCCGGATCGGCGAGCAAGAACCATCCGGTTGCCGAGTAGCCGGTGTATCCGCTGTTAGAAAGTTGCGGTACGACAACCGGCCGGAACCGGTTGAAGTACACGTTTGCGACCAGCGTCTTCGTACTAGCCGTGGTGTCGCGGACCTCCTGCGACACGTACAGCTTGCGAGCAGTGGCCTCAAGATCGGATGGAACCAGCAGCAGTTGCGGCTCCAGTTCAATCAGGTTTCCATCCGGTCCTTCCGCATCGCGGAAGAGCTTGACGGCCGTGTTGAGGGCGGTCTCGCCAAGCGCAGTCGCGGCACCCGTCTGGTAATTGCCTCGGGCGGCCGTCCAGAAGGCGGCCCCGTTGACAGCAGCAAGCCATGCCGTCCAGAACACCTTGTTCATGGCGATGGCCGCGCCCATGCCGATACGGTTTCGTAGATCGTCGAACGCTCCAAGATCGTCGTTAATGATATCCGTGCGATTCAGCGAAAACATCTTGGCGTAGGTCTTCGCCTGCACGGTGTAGGTTTCCTGGCCCATCTCGCCATGCTTGATCTCGCCGGACGGAGGCAGTTCCTCATACTCCAGGCTGGTTGTCAGGCGGAAAGCCGTAACGGCCTTGAAGTCCTGGACGTTCCGGACAGCCGCCACTTCACGCCACGTCTGCGAAACGCGGTTGAAGCCTTCGAGCAACATCTTGTTGCCGGTCGTGCTCAACATCGTCGTGACGGTGTGCGTACTGAACGCGGCCCTAATGACCTCGCGAAGGTTGTCGCCTCCAATGCGGAATCGTCCGTTGTATCCATTCTGAGACGCGCAGATCAGCAGCATCTCCTGGAGGCCGAGGTTGGGATACTTGTCGCTGGCCTCAAGCACTTCGGGCTTGAAGTGCTTATCCATGTCGGCGAGTCCAGCGGTTCGGCAGAACGCGGCCTCGATGGCAGGCATCGACACGTCTTGGCTACTGCTATGGATAGCCGGACCCTTTGGGCGTTCTGCAACCATGAGATCAGCCTTGTACGTTGCGGCGGCGAGAATGTGTTCGGATTCGAGCTTGACGGTTGGCCACTGGGCCTTGAGTGCCTTCGCTTTCGCTTCGATCGCTCCCTTGCGGGCGGCGGTCGTCAGCTTCGTCCACTCATCCGTTGGCACCTTCTCGCGATACTCTTCCGCCGTGGCCTCAATCACCGCCAGGTGGCTTTCGTGGGCGAGGATCACGCCGTCGAGGTCAAACGTGGGAGCCTCGACGATCGGCGGCTTCTCGGCCGCTTCGATCTTCTTTTTATCGCCAGACTCGGCGGCTTCAATTTTCGCGAGGGCAGCCTTCGCTTCGATCGCTTCGACCTCTGCGTCGTATGTTGCCCGAAAATGCTGGAGTTGATCTTCTCGCAACTCGGCGACATCAAGCCCAAATGCCTCAATCCACTTGTCAAAATTCATATCAGTCTCCTTGTATTGCGCGGCGCTCGCCGCTACTTTGGCCGTCGCTTTGCGATCAGCGCCAATTGCCACGAAACTGGTTTCCCCGAGCGTCGCCTTACGCGCGACGTACAAGGGGCCGGTAAATGTTTTGCCGTTGACTTTGGTGGCCACGCCTTCGCCGACGAATTCCAGCTTGTCGGGCCGTGCGCCAACCGAGGCTTTCCACGGAAACCCATTCCCAGCAGCGGCTTGCACTTCGGTTGCATCGGGGCCGGCCCCGGAAATAACTCCGGCAAGTTTGATCGAGGATTCGCCGATCTCGACCTCATCCGCGTGACCAACGACACGGGACATATCGTGATCGCGAAGGATGGGAAGGGGTGCCTTGGCCGTCAGGCCAGAGAGGTCGATGATGACTGGCGGCCCGTAGCTGTTGACCTGCATGGGCCCGCCGGTGTAGGCCGTCATGTTGAACCGCTTGGGCTTCGGCGGATCGCCTTCCGTATCAGCGGCTTGAATCCAGTCAACGCCAACGGCCTCCATGAGAATGGGGCCTTGTACGGCCGCCGCTCGAATCATCGCACGCTGAGATCGATGGTATTGGCGGCGTTCCTTGCGCTGTGTTTTTCGTTTTGTGGTCATCGTCAAGCACCAATAAAAAAACGGGGGGCGATCACTCGCTCCCCCGCATGGGCTCGACGTATGCGGCGTCTCGAAGGGCTGGCCAGCCCTGCCGATTGCCGGAACCGCGATTGATCGCGGCCCCCTAGTTTTTAGTTGTGTGAAAGCACCTCTCGGTTGATTACTTTGCTACTCATCGAACGCTCCCGTTCCCGTTGCGGCCGGCAGTCGCCAGCCGGTTCCTGCCTTGTGTTGGCGGTGGAGTTGGACTCCCGCCGCGGCCGTTAGTCGGTTCGGCGGGCGCAGATACGCCGCCGCCGAAGTGTGCATTGAAGAGCGCGGCCCTCATCTCGTCCGGGGTGATGCCGTAATCCTCGGCCATGTGTGGCAGCTCTTCCTCGAAGTCCAGGCCGCTCCCCGCGTAGACGCGACGGAGAACTGCAACACCGGTCGATAGATTGGTCTTGTTGGCGTTGGCGTGCTTGGCCTCGTCGATTACCGGCTTCTCAGGCCAGTCCCAGGCGTGATTCGGCGGAGGATAGTCCGGCACAACCCAGCCGAACCGAAGGACGGCTTCAGCGAACCATAGCTCGAAGAGCGGGTCAAGCACGTCATCTTCAATATCCTGTTGCTCAACATCGACCGAAACGAAATAGGTCAGGTGATCGAGCTTGCCGCCGGAAAATGAATATCCGCTGGAGTCCGCCCTTGCGATGTTATTCGGCATATTGAGCGGCCGCGCCTGCTCGCCCGATTGCTCGCGAGTGAACTCTGCGTAGGTTGCCGACGGCTGCTCCGGCTTCGGCTGGAATGCGTCGTACCCGGCCGGCAAGGCCGTCATCATGCCCTTGTCGATCGGAAGCGTGGAGAGCGGCCGAACGATATCGACCTCTGTATTGGGTAGCAACTGCGTTTTCAGAAACACCGACCAATTAGCGATGTTCTCGGCCCCCGCAAGAACCGCCTCGCGAAACCGCCGGCCCTGCGCATAGCAATTCAGCGACGAGCCAACCTCTGAGACGCCGCGGTGTTGACCGGCTCGGTCTTCGCGAAAAAGGTGAAGCATGAATCGGGCAGGTATTTTCTCTGGCGTTTGATCGTAGGAAAACGACCCGCCAGGGTGATACTTCAGCACGTCATAGAAGAGCGGATTCCCGTATTCGTCAAACTCAATGCCGTCAATCCTGTTCGGCTCATTGGTCCCAAGATACGGCGTCGTGACCTGCTCGCATTCAACCATCCGCAAACCGAGCTTGACGCGGTGTCGCATCCTCGGATTCTGCGCAACGATGATGAACGACTCGCCGTCTGACACTTTTGCCTTGACGGCTATGCGCAGCTTCTCCGATAACTTCGCTTCTTTGGCCCATCTATTCCACTCGGCCTCTATCATCGAATTGAAACCGGGGCTGCCGGTTTGCATCCGTAGCTTAGGCCCTCGGCCGACTACATAATTTGCCTGGGTGAGTTGGACGCCCTTGCCTTGGCCGTTGTTGGCAAATTCGTATCGGGCTCGTCGGGAGATCCGTTGGCGGACGGTCTTGCTGTTGGCGGAGTCGGCGTCGAGAGCATCAGCGGCAACCCAGTGGCGGGTGTTTATGCCGTCAAGAGACGCGGCGTCGTAGCTGCCACGGATCGAGCGGGGCGCGTCCATGTCAACCGTTACCGGCTGGCGCGAACTGTGAGGGCTGACGCATTCCGACACGCCGGACGTTGAGACAACGATCGTGGTACTAAGATCCATCACCCGGCCCCCGGTGGTTCGAGCTTCACGATCCAGAGACCGAAGTGGTTCCTTGACGCCGCGGTCTGAGCGGCTTCATGGGTGAGGGCCGCAAGCAACGACTGAATGTCGTGGGATTCAACCCGTCCCTTGTCCGTCACGGCGGACTTCGGGTTGAGTGCCGTTTGCTCGAGCGCATCGGCGATGGTCGTTGGGGCTGCCATGCTTCCACGATAACGATACGCGGAGGCAACTCAATAGAAGAACGGACGACTTGCTATATGTGCGACGTCTAGCGCACCCCGTGCCCAATTTACTGCTGAAACAGAACTCATCGCCATGCTTTTCTTCCGCACGTTTGGCACACGTAGTTCTTGCCAAACAGGTACACGAGGACAGCAAGCGGCAGCAGGAGACCGCAACTAAACAAGGTCATAAGCCCGCAGACAACGAAAGCATCTGATTCGTGCAAAGTACGCCTGCCGCACGTTTTGCACATTATAGATTTTTGGTGGCCGGTGGTTCCTGTGATCATGGGTATTCGCCCCGTAAAAAGACCTCCCCTCAAGTGTGTCTGAAAGGCAACGCCCAGTATTGGACGTGGGATTTCCTTGAGGGGAGGCATTGTTCATAGAGTTGACCTTTCAGACACTACCTCCCACTCTACCCATAGGATCATCGATTGTCTACTCTTTTTTCTGCCGAAATCCGATGGTCATGCCTTGCGTTTCATCGGTGTGAATAACCTCGAATTGTTTGAGCCATTCTTCGTTCCTAGTCCTGCCTTCCCACCAGACGCATAAGTAGGTCACGCGACACTTATCGCGGACCGGTCAACTTCGCGTCACCTTTAGGTTGATAGCCGGGTTGCATCATTTCTCCCTTGGGATTTCCTCTGTCCGCAACAACGCCTTCCCGCAGTTCCGGCAGATCCGCCGACGGCGACGGTTCCCGCTTGCCACGACGTAAGAACTCTCTACCCGCCAGTCGCGACAGCCACAACGCGGGCAAGCCCACGGATCACGCTCCGCTTCGTCCGCCATCTCCTGCAAGGATTTCGGCTGGCTTCGCATCTGTCATGCTTTTCCCGCAGGCA